TGGATTCCCTCGACGACCGCGACTTCCGGCGGGAGAGATTGGGTCAATGGGACGCAGAGCTCGGTGCGGAGTGGATCGGCGAGAAGGCCTGGGCCGAATGCACCTCCCCGGCCACGCTGGATACGTCCTCGTGGGTGGCCCTGGGGCTGGCTGGGAATCATTCAGGCGATACCACCGCCTTGGTGGGCGCGACGATCACCTCGCCGCCCTACATCTTCGTGGAAGGCTTCTGGGAGCAGAACGCTGCGGTCCTGGACGTGGAGCAGGCCATCCGGGAGGCCTGCCGCAAGTATCAGGTCCTTCGGATCGGGGCCGATCCCGCCAGGTGGTCCCGCACCCTCGCCGTGCTGGCCCAGGAAGGGCTGCCGGCGGTCGAGTGGCCTATCACCACCACCCGGATGATCCCCGCCTCCACGCGTCTCCAAGAAGCGGTCGTCAACCACCAGGTGACCCACTCGGGCGACGAGCACCTGGCCCGCCATATCTCCAACGTCGTGGTGAAGACGGATGCCAGGGGTAGCCGAATCACCAGGGAGAGCAGGTACACCACCCGGCGGATCGATCTCGCGGTCGCCGCGACCGTTGCCCACGACATGGCTGCGGACCTCCAGGCTCAGGCCTTCAAGGTCTGGTGAGTCGGTTTTGGGTTACCCCCCGCTACGCCCGCTACAACCGCTACATTGCTGGTCAGAGCGTTGCGGTCTCGGTTTTCGAACCGCTACAACCGCCACATTTCCTACCGCCAGAGCCTTCGGACGAGCGAGCGGCCGAGCCACTTGTTCACCAGCCGCTTACCGATCCGGCCCCTACGAATGGCCGAGATGTCCCCGAGCACCCGAGCCAACCCGTAGAGACCGGACCGGAGTCTCATGCAATCCACTCGTAGACAGCGGCTCCAGCGTTCAGGCCGAGGCCGATAGCTGCCAACATGATGATGAGGCCCAGAATCCCGGCCCTGGGAAACAGGATTCTCCCCAGCTGCATGATGAGGCCGAAGACGAACAGGCCCACCACAATCGCAGCGATGGCTGCTAGGACGATCATCACTTCTCCTCGTGTTCGTGGAGCGACAGCCCACACCGCCAGCAGCGGCCTGGAAGGATCACACCATCAGAGTAGCTGTGGAGAACTGGGCGGGGAGTCACTGCACCTGCCGGCACACGGAGGGGCGTGTCACCCCCGCCCAGCTCGGTCCGAGCCCGAGGAAGGTTGGACACCGTCAGGGGCTCGGAGTGGTTCTGCTCTGTGGAAGTGACGGTGTCCATGCGGCTAGTCTGCTAGCCAGCTAGCCACTTGCACAGTCCTACTTTTGGGGGACACTCCCTAGGTGGCTAGCCACCGTCCCGACTACAAAGGCCGTCGCGTCCAACTCAACGTGAAGGTGACCCCGGAGGCCAAGCGGATGCTGAAGGCACTGGCGCGTCGGGCCAAGCAGCCTATGGGCGAGTTCCTCGAGGACGTGATCCGGGAGCTCTACGGCAAGCCCTAGGTAGGACAGACGTCGTGATACGGCTTCCTTCCATCTGTTCCAGATGGAAGTTCCCCGCCGCATCGGGTGCAGTAACGGGCGAGGCGTCCCCCGGCTTTGCGCATTCGGCCCGCCTCTTTCCGGCACTCGGGGCTGTGATAAAGCATCTGATGCTGAGGTGAATCGTCCTCGAACTCCATACGACACGTGGGCAGTGCACAGATGCGGCGGAAGACACCCGTCGTGGTGGGAAGGGCGAGGCTCGCAGTTGGTGTCCACGACTGAAGTGCCGGCGGGGGGTCAGGTAGCCCATATTGACGTGCCATCTCCGCCATGGCTTGCCTCACCTTGTCGTCACCAGGAATGGAATGCGCATAAACCTCAAGCGTCACCTTGGCGTTGGCATGGCCCATTAGCTGGGCCACCCTGGCTGGTGCCACACCAAGGTTTAGGAGATGGGAACCGAACGAGTGCCGCAGATCATGCGGTGTCGCGTGGGGGAATCCGCTAGCCCGCTCAAGACGGGCCACGGCCTTGCTGAAGGCAGTCTGGAAGGCGTTGTAGGTAAGCCGCGCACCGCTGGGCCTCGTGGCCGTGAAGATGAAACCATCGTCGCTTGGACCGTAGAGGTCGAGGTGCTGTTGGAGTGGAATCGCCACGACGCGATCCAGCGGGATTGTCCGGTTAGAACTCTCCGTCTTGGTCTCGTCTAGGACATCGCCCCCACTACCGCGCTGGTGGGCTTCGTCGATTCGGATAAGCCCCTGGGCGAAGTCCACGTCGTCGAGTTTGAGGGCCGTGAGTTCCCCCATGCGTAGCCCACACCCTGCCGCCACTCGCGTCGGGGCGCGATATCTCGGCGGCATGACTTTCTCAAGCGTGGCCAGTTGGTCGATGCTGAGTGCGATCCCCCGAGCGGGCTTCACCTTGGGCTTGTCGCTTCGAGTATCGGGTGCCACGTCGAGAGCCTCATGAACTACCGCATCCGTGAGCATGGCCTGGAGATGGCCAAGGGCCAGTTTCCGGACATTCGCGCTCAGGCCGTCCTTCTTGAGGCCGACCATCCAGTTGGCGATATCGCGCTTCCGGATCTCCTTGAGGCCATAATCACCGAACTCCGGCTCGATGTACTTGGTCCACAGCGCATCGTTCTTCTGTCGAGTTGCACGTCGCCACTCAGCGCGTCCCAGGTATTCATCCCGGTACTCGGAAAGCGTGGTCTCCGCCGCCGGCTGGTCTTTCCCCGACTCCATCTGCCCAGCCCACTGGTTGGCGGCTTGTTCGACTTCGTGGGGTGTACGCCCCCGGAATGACTTGGCTGCCACTCCTGGGATGCGAGCCTTGATCCCGTACTCCCCGCGACGGTTCCGGGGCAACCTCTCGAGCTTGTAGGGCATGGTGTCCCTCCTTCTTCTGTCCAGAATCGTACCACTGGTGGTCCCTACTAGGGGACTTTTCACCCTAATTACAAGTCTGGAATTTACCGACTAGGGCCTCTGACCTGGGCATTTGCTGATGGTAGCGGCCAATGGCGACGTAACCGGTGATAGCGTCATCCATGCAAACCCGCAGGTCAGAGCGTTACGGAGTCGGCGGAAGAGGGCATTTACCCCGGTGCGGGTCCCTAGTTGGTCCCCGATTCGTCCCCGGTCCAGACCGGGTCGTGACCAGAACGGGACCATATGTCCCACATCGGGGACATTTGTCGATCTAGAGTCCGCCGCATAGGAGGTGACGCACATGGAGAAGTACATGACCAAGCAGGAGGTGGCCGAGGCCCTAGGAGTCTCGGCGAAGCGCGTCCAGCGGTGGACGAGTGCCGGCCTGCTCCGCCCCTCGCGTCTGGGCAACCGGACCGTTCGTTACCGGGAGTCTGACGTTGAGTCCCTGTTCGACCGCTTCAGGGACGATCCCAAGAAGAAGGTTGACGCGTGAGCCCCCCTGCAAAGGCGGAGGCTCCGGCTGGAGACCGGAGCCCAAATCCCGCCGACAAGCAGCTGATAGGGGCAGGATATACCGCCGGTATGGCGGAGGTCCAGAGCCCAACGCGGACTGAATCCGCTGGCTCCGGCGGGATCGGCACGCTCACACGGACGCTGCCGGCCGAGATCAGCCTCAGCATGTACGTGAACACCATTCCCCGCGAGCGGCCCCACTGGTGGCTGTGGACGCCCGCAGCGGCTCCTCAGCGCACGCTCCTGGCGCAGCTGGGGTGGTGGAGCCCATGACGGTGGCCCCGAACTACTGCCGGCGGTGCGGCGAGGACAAGATCTTCCTGAACAAGGGTGGCCTGTGCCAGGCGTGCGAATCGGCCATCTTCGGGACCGCCGGGAACGAGCCGGCGAAGGCCCCGGAGCCCATCGAGGCCAAAAACGAGGCCCTACGCGCCCCTGAGACGCTCCCAGCCAAACCGGCGCTTATGGTGGCCCCGAGAAATCTCGCCCCGATCCTGGATCAGGTCGAGGATCACGTTTGTCGGTTCATCGGGTTCAGATCCAGCCATGAGCCGGTAGCCGTCGCACTCTTCACGGCGCACTGCTACGCCGTGGAGTCGGCCCCCATGGCCGCATACCTACGGGTGCGTTCGGCCGCCGAGGAATCGGGCAAGACGACGCTCCTCGAGGTCGAAGCGCAGCTGCTGCGAGGCCACGCGATCAATGCGGTGTCCGTCTCGCCCTCAGTGGTGTACCGGCTCCGGGAGAAGGTCGGTCCCGTCGCCCTGCTGTTGGATGAGACCGATAACGGGCTGGCCAAGCGCCAGGACGACAGTGCTCGGGATCTGCTGTCTATCGTGAACGCGGGCTACCGCCGTTCGGCGACCGTGTACCGCACGGAGGGTCGGAGCTTCGAGCCGCGTGCCTTCGCGGCGTTTGGGCCGGCGGTCGTTGCCGGCATCGGCTATCTGGAGCCCACCACGGAGTCCCGGTGCATCCCGATAGCACTTCCCAGGAAGCCACGGGGCAGCCTGGAGCGGTTCATTGCCTTCCTGGTGGAGCCATCGGCCATCGAGATCGCCGAGCAGCTCGAGGCCTGGGCCACGCCCGAGGTCATCGATCAGCTGCGCTCACACACACCCGACTATCCGGCGGAGCTCCGGGATCGCCATGTCGAGGTGTGGTGGAACCTGTTCTCCATCGCCGACCTGGCCGGCGGGGATTGGCCACAGCGGGCACGCGAGGCGGCCCTGGCTCTCCATGTCGGGAATCAGGACGAATCCATGCTCAGCGTGCAGGTCCTGCTGATTGCCCACATCCGCCAGGCCTTCGACGAAGACGGCATCGACCGGCTGCCAACGGTGAATCTCCTGGAACGCCTGGCTTCGAACGAGCAGGGTCCCTGGGGCAAGTGGTGGGGTGCCGAGCTGAACCGGGATGGTCCCCCGCTCGCGGCCGCCGCCGACCTTGCCCGGAAGCTCCGGGGGTTCGAGGGGCCTGACGGACCCATCAAGCCGAGGAATGTCCGGTTGCCCGACGGGACGATCCCGAAGGGCTATCACCGGGAAGACTTCGAACCTGCCTGGGCTATCTATCTGGGGGATGTGGCGACCCAGACCGCTACACCGCCACAGACCGCAACGCCCCTGACCAGGGATGTAGCGGATGTAGCGGGCGTAGCGGCCCCCCACCCAAATGACGAAGAGGACTCCACGGCCATGGTGACGGGGGGCTGGGACGGTGGCGCGGAAATCTGCCCCGAATGCGATTGGAGATGGTTCCACGGCCACGCCGAGGACTGTTCGAGGAAGGGGAAGCCATGACGGTACTGGCGGCATCAGAGATGGACGAACGGCTCGGCCAGCACGACCGGGTCATCTACCCGGTGGCTGTCTCGGACTGCTGTGAGGTGTGCAACGACAAGGCATATGGCCCCACAGCACTCGGGTTCGATGGCCCAGGCTGGGTCACCGCCTACTACCTGTGCGACAAGGGTCACCTCTGGGAATGCAGTTGGTCCGAAGCCATCCTGAACGGCGACGTGGTCCTGGCGTGAGCGAGAGCGTGAAATGGAGAGACGATGAGCGGAAAGAAGAAGAAGCAGCTCCCCCAGGTGCCACCCACGGCGCTGGAGGGGACCCACATGCTCGAATCCCTGAAGAAGCTCCCGACCGAGCAACTACAGGACGAGCTGGTCGCCGCAACCCACGCCGAGAGTTGGTTTCAAACCGTGGCTGCGTCCTTCGAGCCCAAGGACCCGCTCATCGGCCCCATGATTATGTCGGCGGGGTACGCCCGCCTCGCCCGCGAGATCTACGCCATGATCCTGTACCTGCGCGACGAAAAAGAAGATGGGAAGAACGACGGCGATAAGAAGAAGGGCGGTTACCTGTGAACCGCCAGGAAGCTGCGGCGGAGATCGACCGGCTGGTCGAGACGTGGAACTCCACGTCCTGGGACGGCCGATGCGTGTCGTGTGAGGCCGTAGCGGCGCGTGTCGCGCCCGACGATGACGTGGACATGCCCCAGGTCGTTCGCGCATGGGCATACGCGATCCCCAGGGAAGGCAAGCTCATTCAGTCCACGTTTCGGCACGAGAAGGACTGTCCGGTTCAGAACGACCTCTCAAAAGCCGCACGTCTGGCGACTACCTGGGATTACGAACTCCAACTCGGCCGCGTTCTCCATAAGGTCGATGTCGATGGTCGGGCCACGTATCTGATGGTCGTTCGCCGCAAGCCGTAATCGAGTGTCGTGGTCCCAGACGAAATGCACGTCGTGACATTCCCTGCACTGTTGTTCCTGACCGTTGCGCAACGGAAAGGAATAGCAGATGGCACTTCTAGATCAGCTTAGAGAGCGGCGCGATGCCGCCCGCAATGCGGCAGACACGATCTTGACTCGTGCAGCCGAAGAAACACGCGACTTGACGGCTGAGGAATCCAGCGAACACCGCAATCGTGTAGCTGAGATCCGAGAACTTGACGATGAGGTAGAGCGACTTCTCGAAAGCCAAATCGCGGAGACCAGGGCCCAGGCGACACGCCGGCCCACCCCGGACGTTCCCACCGAACCCGTCCTCACCCGTGAGCAGAAGCTCACCGATTGGGTGGAGCAGCGCGGTCTAACCACTCCGTCCGAGCGACCGCTCAGCTTCGACCGCTACCTGCGGGGCCTAGCCACTGGCCGTTGGGACGGCGCCGAGGAAGAGCGAGCCATGTCCGAGGGCACGTTGACAGCTGGTGGCCACTTGGTCCCAACTCCGCTGTCGGCTCGGGTGATCGACCTTGCCCGAAACGCCACCAGGGTGTTCCAGGCCGGCGCTATCACGGTGCCAATGACGTCCGGGACGTTGAAGCTCGCCCGGTTGACCGGTGAGGGCACACCGGCGTGGAAGTCTGAGAACGCGGCCATCACCGCAGCCGACCTTGCCTTCGACGCTGTTACGTTCACGGCCCGCAGCCTCGTCCGCGTGGTGACTCTGTCGGTCGAGCTGTTCGAGGATGCCGATCCTTCCTCCGAGAGCGTCATCGCGAATTCCTTTGCTTCTCAGATCGCCCTCGAGCTGGACCGTGCGGCACTTCGTGGAACAGGCACTCCACCGGAACCACGAGGGGTCTTGAACACCTCGGGCATCACCACCACGACCCACGGCGCTAACGGAGCAGTCATTGCCAACTACGACTTCTGGTTGGACGCCAAGGGCGCGGTCAGTGGCAACAACTTCGAGCCGAACGCACACATCCAGGCACCTCGCTCGACGACGAGCCTAAGCAAGCTCAAGGAAGCAACGACCAACGCCTACATGGCACCGCCAGCGGCCATGCTCCCCATGCTTCAGACGAAGCAGGTGCCGATCACGCTGACGGTGGGCACTTCAACGGACTGCTCTGAGATCTACACCGCCCAGTGGGATCAACTTATGATCGGGATCAGGACCGACTTCAACATCCGCTTCCTCCAGGAGCGGTTCGCGGCCGATAACTTGCAGTACGCGTTCCTGGCCTACCTCAGAGCAGATGTCCAGGTTGCGCAACCGCTCGCGTTCGCGGTTGACACCGGCGTTCGCGGCTAAGGAGGGCCTGTGTGGCCCTTCGGAAAGCGTGAGACGCGCCAGGAGTTGACGCTCGAGGACTTGCTGCGCGACAGCTCGTTCACGGGCAACTTTGCCGATGCTGCCGGTGCTACACCCGAGCAGGCACTTCGCCTCAGCGCGGTATGGGCTTGCATCCATTTGCTGGCGAATTCTGTCGCGACATTGCCGCTCAAGGCCTACCGCCGGGATGGTACGGAGTTCGACCCTCCGTTGCTCTCGTCTCCGGCGTCGGGCTGGACGCTGCCTGACTGGCTGGCCGCATGCATGACATCCATGCTGACGGCGGGAAACATCTTCGGCCTAATCACTGCTCGGTCCGGGCCAAGTCTGAAGCCATCGCAGGTGGAACTAACCAACCCCGGACTTTGGGCGGTCACCACTTCACCCGAAGGGCGGATCACCTGGCGGTTTAGGGGCCAGGAGCGCGACCCAGCGGATATCTGGCATGTCCGAGCGTATCCCTATCCGGGAAATGTCCTCGGGCTCTCACCGATTGACTATGCGCGTGAGGTAATCGGTCTCGGGCTGTCCACTCGGCGATTCGGCCAGGCCTACTTCTCCGACGGAGCCATGCCGACCGGCATCTTGAAGATTGGGAAGCCGGTGGACCAGCTGACCATCGACGTAGTCAGGCAAAACCTCAAGACGGCGACTCGCGGCAGGAGACAACCGCTCATCGTGTCGGGCGATGCTTCGTGGACTCAGCTCTCCGTACCGCCGGAGCAGTCGCAGTTCGTTGACGCCATGCGGCTGAATGTCACCGAGATCGCCAGGGTCTTCGGCATCCCCGCCTCCATGATTGACGGGCAGTCCGAGGATTCAAACACCTACGCCAACCTCGAAGGCAGGTCACTTCACTTCTTGCAGTACAGCCTGAGTCCATGGCTCATCAGGCTCGAGAACGCTATCTCGGCACTCCTGCCCCGTGGTTCTTACGTCAAGTTCACGACGGGTGGACTACTCAAGGCCACGACCAAAGAGAGGTACGAGGCGTACCGGCTCGGCCTGGATGGCGGGTTTCTCACCATCCCCGAAGTGCGGGAGCTCGAGGACAAGCCGCCGCTGGCACCGGCGCAGCTCTCGTTGTTGGAAGGAGGGCGGCAAGGTGGCTGATCTGGAACGCCGCATTACATCTGTAAAGCTCGAGCTTCGAGAAGACGGCCGCACCCTTGCCGGCCTTGCCGTGCCATATGGCGTGGAGACCCGGATCGGCAGCCGCTTCACGGAGCGCTTCGCCTTCGGCGCATTCGCCGATGCACGCCCCGAGGATGTGCCTGTGCTCGTCACTCACGACCACGAAGACTTGCCTATCGGACGGGCCTTGAAGTTCGAAGACATGCCGGCTGGCTTGGGGGTGGAACTCAGGATCAGCCAGACCCAAGCAGGGAACGATGCGTTGGAGTTGGTCAAAGATGGCGCTGTCACTGGCTTATCAATTGGCTTCGTCCCCGTGGAGGATCGCTGGAACCCGGCGAGAACCATGGTCGAGAGGATCAAGGCCAAGCTCGTCGAGCTGAGCCTGACTGCATTTCCCCAGTACCAGGACGCCAGGATATTGGCCGTCCGCCAGGAGGAGCTCCTGCGCACACCACGGCTCACCATCGCTCGCTGGGCATGAGCCTGCTGGCAGTTTGCGCTGAGCCCACCTGCGCCAACCTGGTGACCAGCGGCCGGTGCCCAGTCCACAGTCGGAGTAAGTGGCCGGCGAGCAACGGCAGTCAGGCATACCGAGGTGAGTGGCCACGCATCCGAGCCCAGGTACTAAAGGAGGAACCAGTCTGCCGGCTGCGGCTACCAGGCTGCCTCATCGCAAGCACCGACGTGGATCACATCGTGCCTTTGTCCCGCGGTGGAACGCACGCCCGGTCCAACCTTCGGGGCTTATGCGGATGGTGCCATCGTCATGTGACCGCGACGATGCGGAAGCGTTGATTTTTTGAAATGCGTGCCCCAGAGCGACTCTCCGCTGTTTCTCTCTCCGAAGTTCCCGTCGGCCGTCGCGAACCGACCTACCGCCTCGT